GGCTAAATAGTATTTCCATTGCCAGTTTGAAGAACTGCAATCGTCACCGCAATTCAATACTATGATATTTTCATCAGCCGTTCCTGGCTGATCTTCGTATTGATTAGAGGTTAAATTTTCAAAAGGACCAGCCCTAAGTATTGCCATTATACTGTCTTGGTTAGAAATACACGTTGAACCGCAGAATTACCAGCAGCTACAACATCCAGAGTTTCTTCAGAAAATCCTTCGACTGGATTTAATGGTTCAATCTTGTCAATCCCATCATCATTAATGGTTTCTTTTGTGGAAGATTGATTAGTATTTAGTTTACCAGTATCTACATCGAATATAGCTCCCTCTTCAATGCTTTCTTGAATTCTTTCAAATTCTTCTTTTATTTCCCTTCGCTCACTTGTGCTTGTTGCTTCACTTAGTGCTTGTTTTTCTGCCTTCCTTGCTGCTCGCCTAGACCTTCCCTCTTCTCTTGTGGCTCTCTGCTTATCAAGGGACTCCTGTTCTTCTTTGGAACGAATTTTATCTTCATCTTTCATGGTTTAAGAATCTTCGTAAGGCAATGTGGCAGTTGCAGGTTGCGTTGGAATTGCATCACTTACAACAATTGTTTTCTTGTAGTAAGTCGTTCCGCTTACATCGTCAAATGCTGGTTTTATATCTGCAATAACAACCCACTTAGCGCCTATAGGGTCGGGTGGACCTTTTTCTAAAACAACAGAGTAGTTTATTACTGTATTAAACCCGCCCATCTTAGTTGAATGATTGTACTGAGCAAAAGGGAAAGCAAGAACATTTTGAGCACGAGTTCCAGTAGCATTGGATGAAGATGTTCTGTACCCTCTGTATCCCTTAGATATACTAAATCCTTCAAACCCACCCGATGAAAAAGATATATCCGATGAAGCCCAATTATTAGGACTCCATAAACCATCGGATGAATCATAACTATAATCCGCTTGTACTAAATCTGAAGCCGTTTGAAAAAATACATAGGTTGTTGCTAGAACTTGGGACTGAGCAGGAGGTCTTTTTATCTCCTCTACTACATTCACGTAATTATTTCCGCCAGAAGTTGCTCCCGTAGTAGTTGTTACATCTATAACACCTGGGTACTGAAAGGGCACAAATGTCTTATACTGATGAACTAAGTTTGTTCCAGAACCAATAATAGAAGTTCCATCTCCGTCCTGTAGGGAGTCAACAGTAATTGTTTTAAATCCTCCAGAGTTTTGTGTTTTACGACTAACGATTGGTCCTACTACACTTCCCTCTGTGTGAGCAAAAGTAGTGCTTACACGATATACACCGTCAGACAAGCTTGTTTTGTTTACTGATAATACACCAGCCTCTATGTACCGTTCAGTAACTCTTCGGAAACTGTCGGTGTTGTCTATCTCGAACTCAGCCAAGAATACTCTTACCGCTGTTTCTGCGTCAATCTGGGAGTCAATGAATGTACTTCCTACCGTGTTTGTATAGTCAGTACCAGCCTTTGCAATACTAACTCTGGTAAGAGTTCGTAATCCGTTTTCTGTTTCGGAAAATTTGTCATCAGTTTCTTGGACAAAAGACCCAGTAAGTGTTTCGTAGACAAAGGTAACAATATATCCACCGCCCTCACGAATAGAGCGAGGTGCTGACTGAGCAGCAACAAGACGCATATCATCATACGCTTCTCCAGTCCTTGGGTTAATCCCATCGGCAGGACTATCAAAGAACATTTCTGCTGACTGCAATGATCCGTAATCAGCAAATATGCGTGATTTATTCGCAAAGTACCAATCCTCCTCTGGGTTCTTAGGAGAAAGAGAAAAAGTCAATCGGTATCTGCCGTTCTGTAGTTGTTCTACCCTCGGGCTAGTTATTAACTTTAGTCGATTAGTTCTGTGCGATATAGACATTAGCAGTTCCAAGCTCTACGACTCCAGTAGTTCGCAGATAGTTTGTTAGATTTACCCTTGATGCCACCGCTTCGAGCGCAGTAGCTTTTTTTACGTGCAGGTTGATTCTTCTTAATGCTCATGTTTGCATCACCAAAGCGAACAATCTTTTCCTTACCACCTTGGCAGGCTTTTACAACGAACTTCTTACCACCTTGGACTTGCCTACGTGGTACATTGCACTTCATTTTTGATTTGTCAATAGCCATTACTTACTCCTTACTTTTGCTTTTGGTGTATTTGAAACTACTGTTTTGCCTCTTGCTCCTGCTGATTTCTTTTTTCTAGCAGTTGCTGCTCTTTCGCTTTTCGACAAGCTGAGAGCCTTTCTTTTAGGCAAGCAACGGTCAGGGTTTTTCTTATCCTTAGACGTTCCGCAAGGTCCTTTGATTGATCCATCAGTTCCAATCCTTACCCAGTTTTGCTTTAGCCATTGTTTTAGTTGAGCCATTACCGTCCTTTTCGTTTTCCACCTTTTGATTTTTTTGCATAGTTGGGGTCTTTACAATATTTAGATGCAGCTAAGTTTGCATACGCAGAAGGATACGTGTCAAAGGTTCTCCTTGCCCACGCCTTACCTTCGGGGCATATCTTGCCTCCGCTTTTTGCTTTTTTTGCTGGCATTATTTTACAATCTTTCGTTTATTTGACATTTTAGCATCAATAATTTTTCTAAGAACCTTTGCTTGCCCGGCATGAGCCTTGGAAGCTTGCTCCAGTTTTTTAGCAACTTCTAGAATTTTGCGATGCATTAGCATTTACCCTTCTTGCGTTTACCCTTACCTTTCATTGGCGGGCGACCTCGTTTAGTTCCGTATGTACCTTTTCCCTGTGGCATAATTATTTTCTCCGTTTAGGTTTAGTATAGAAGTAGCTAAACGCAACATACGCAGCTACAATTAAAGCAATTACAAATCCTGTGTCCTTTGGTTCTGGTATAGAACCACCAGTCAATTCGGATGGTGAGTTTATTTTTACATTAATATCACCAAGTATTCCATCTTGGAATGCAGTAAACACCGCAGTATATTCTGTGTCGGCATTTAAGTCCAGGGTTGTATTAAATGCTGTGTCAGAGCTGTCTTCATTACCAGTCATGTTGTTGACGTAATCTTGACCTCCACCAAAGTAAAAGTTATCACTATTGTAAAAAGCCCAAGGTTCATCGGTAATTAATACAGCATCGGGATTATTATAAAGAAGTACAGCAGTATTGGTACTACCGTTAGTAAGACTAGAACCAATGTCCGTAAACTGGTACTGCCCTGCCGTTGTTGTAGTAAAGGTCATATTCTCATAGTAAGTATATGTACCTATACCCATGAAGTCCGTGACGTACTTGCTATCATCTATTGATACGTCAAAGGTGTACTCATATCCGCTTTCGACCACCGAAATATCGGTTAGTACGACACTAGCCAATATGCTAGATACAAATAAAAATGCTATGAGGATGCGGTTCACTTCTTGAAAAGAGTTGTAAAAATAGATTTTGTTTCGGACGCTATTTTGCCCAGTAAGTTATTTTTAGGCAGAAACATAGCAACAATAGATATTATACCAATGTAGGCAAAGGACATAGCTACTATGTTATCCTTGTAGTTAGATATTAAATATTCAATCATACTGCTGGAGAATTAGGTATTTCGTTAATAGGAGTTAATATCAAATTGCTACCGGGCTTTAGACCGCCTTGGTTATCTTCATTTGGATCTTCCTCTACAGTAACCTCTGGTTTTTCTATTCGGGCTTTATCTTCTGATTTTGGGCTTTCTTCTGTTTTTTCTGTTTCTTCTGTTTCTTTGCCCTCTTTAGATTCTTCCTTGGTTTCTTCCTTTGCCTCTACTTTTGACTCGGATTCCTTATCTTTAGATTCCCCTTTTGGTTTATCCTTGTCTATGGACAAAGATTTGCCCTTAGAAGGCTCTTCAGCGTCCTTTTGTGGCTCTGGGGTAGTCTGGGTATCCCCCTTATCCTTATCGGGGCTTGTAGGGGCAATTTTAGCCTCTGTACGTGCCATCTCTTGTTTTACTGATTCTACCTTTTCCTGCATTACTCCTTGACCCCAAGCATTGACCTCAGAGAAATCAACCAATCTATTGATAAATGATGGAGGTTGGAATCGGTTTTCGACCACGTCATTGGCTACACTAGCTACTAGGATTTCGGTCTCATCTACGGCTATATTAGTCTGAGTAACGGCAGCAGTTGCTACGGCTACGCTACCCGCAGCACCTAGTTGGGTAGCTTGATTAATTACAGGTAAATCCTTTACCCTTTCAAGCAGAGACTTTTTAAGTCGCTTGACACCCTTTTTAGCTTCTGCCACAGCTTTTTCAGCATCGGCTTTAGATAAGCTATTACCTTTTGCGCCCAGAACTTCGTTGAGCGAATCACGGAGTTTAGTAAGTTCTTTCCTTGCTTCATTTTTGTCCATTTCATTTTACTTGCGAGCTTCCAAAGTAGAACCCTACGATTGCCAGAGCAGTCTGACGAACCTCAGGAAGAATAACGTAACCAGTTACAGTTTCCCATTTCTGAGAACTAAATAAACCAAACAAGAATGTTGAGTCCTTCTGAACGGACACACCAACATCAGTAAATGCAATAATGAACGGAGCAGCAATAATAGCTAGCATAACACAGATAGTTATGAATCTACGAATCCAACCACCTGCATCACCACCACGAGCAGCAGCAGCATCAGCGGATGCATCAGCGACTTGTTGTTTCTTAATGGTCTGTTCAAACAAGCGAGCTTGATTCTCTGCTTGCTTGGCGATCATTTTCATGATAAAACCAGAAGTTCCACCACCTAACATAGCTATAATTTCTGGTGTCATTATTTTTTAAGTAGTTCTCGTATTACCTTTATTGCTGAAGATGTCATGTACACGAACGTAGCTAGACCAACAGCAAAACCAAGTACCTCATTTACAGGTGTAAGTTCAATAGTAGCAAAGAAGCCAAACATTCCGATAAAAGACCTGTAAATTATATCGTCCATTATTGTTCAAAGATTACTCCTGCCTCCTCTAGTTCTGCCCTAAGTTCATCAGTAAGTTCTAGCGATGTATTATCTACAGACTCAGTAGGTTCTACCCAATCTGAAAAGTCTTGTGGGTTTAACTCAACCTTATCTAGTTCCTGCAAGTCATCAATAATTGAATCATATAGTTCTAAATCAGTAAGCAATGCTACTGGTATTACAATACGCCCATCAATTGTTTCTCTGGGTGCAATTTTAAAGTTGTGCAAAAGTGTGTTGTTAAAAGTAGAAACATCATCCTGTGTTGTTACCATCCACCACTTTTGTAAAAACTCAGCTTGCTCTTCAGTAAAAGGGTCAGCGTTTATACAACTAGTTAATAAAGATATTTCTGATTCGTTCATGTTATGCAGGAATTGTTGTATCTCCAAATGCAGCTAAAAATGTTCTAACTGCTGTTTTAATATCTGATGGAACAGTTCCATCCAAGAAAGACATATGCAATGGAAATTTTGCAGAGTACGAATTTGTTGACCAGTTTAATTTCCAGTCAGCACTTGCGTAGTAATTTGTGCTAAAATAACCACTAGTTACTAATGTTGTTCCATTCCGTTTTATTCTAGCTTGACCAGTTTCTTTGTTAAACTCTAAAAAGCCATCGTTGCTAAAACTAGAATTAGTAATACTAGATGAACCATTTTGACCTATATGATATAGCAATTTATCATAATAAACTTCTGTGCTTATTAATGAAGTGCTTGGTGATGATTGAGAATAGTAAAAACCATAGTTTGGGTCAGAATATCCTGCTGCTGTACATACTGAGATAAGAGTGTAATCCTCTCTTTTGCCATAAGTTATAACATCACTTGCGTTTGCAGAATCTATGGTTTGTGAAATGTTGCTATTAACACTTAAACCTATTGCTGGACTTCCAGTTTTGGCTGCTGTGTAATTGCCACTAGTAAAGTTAGCAGTAGTCATTGCAGCCCCCTTTGCAGGAATGCTAATGCCTGCCCCAGTCTTTGCACAGTTTATAACAAACTGACCAATCTTAGACCAATGAGAACTTAGGCTAACAAACAAATCGTTATGTTTTTCTTTTGTATACGCCTCAGTATAGCTTGAGTCAAGAGATGACAAATCAAAAGAACCCCCTGCTGCTTCAACAGCAGTAAAATACGCTTGAGCATTAGCATCGTACGAAGGAGCAGCGGCAGCACCGTGAAGTGGCTTACCTAGGGCGTTCTTAAGTGATAAGAACATCTTAGACTACGTGACAAGCTACTGAACCGCTAACAATCTGTACCGCTGTGAACTGACCGTAAAGAACAGTACCAGCAGGAATTGTAACAGGAATTGATGCAAGCAATGATAAGTTCGCAACATTACCTGCTGCTGTGTTGCTATGCAGGACCGTATCGGTAAGAACTTGGATTGCTCCAACGCTTGTTAGATTGCTTGTTAAGTTTCCAGTAGCCAGTATTTGTGATCCAGCTGATGAGAATTCTAGGGTATTATTTCGTGAACTTGCCATTGGTGTATTATATCATATAGGTTAATAGCCTATCGAGCCTGTCGATTGACATAAGTAGAAAATCTTTGATTTACGGTATTATTGTTAGAACGAATGTCTATTTTCTCTAATTCTTGAGCTAAATAGGTCTGCGCTCTAGTTTCTTCAGCTAATGCTTCTTCTTGTTTGTTTTGTATACGAAGAAAATCAGCATAAACAGAATGAGCTATAAAATTAAAAAACTCAGCAGGTACTTTTACTGCCGTATTTCCATAGTAGTCATTGGCTACTACTGGGTCACTTAATGCTGGATCAAGTGTACTAAACTGTTTTTTGTACGTTACGTAAACAGCATTATCGGTGCTACTTACTACATCTAAAATAGAAGCACCATCTAGATTAACAAAAAAATCATATTCAATTCTAGATAGATTTTTAAATGCTTGATTTCTGTGGATTCTGTTAAAGTCACCAATGCTAGTAAGACCAGTTTCGGCATACGGAATTAAATTAGTTTTATCTTCTACAACTAATGTTCCATTTCCAGTTCCAACGGCTGACCAAGTTAAATCTTCCCAGGGATGACCAACAACTGTAGTGCTAGATGCGGTTTCATAAAAACTAGTACCTCCAGAGTTCTTTAAAAACCATTGAGTACCTTCTGTATTTTTTACTATTTTGTATACAGGATCAGTAGCACCAAGGTATTTAGTATGCCCATTTTCAAGTTCTCCGCTATCGTAGTAATACTGATTAGCTACGCTAGGACTTGTAGACCCGGATACCAAAAGTGATATTATTTTTCGTTTTTCTGATACGACTAAATAACGGGGCCATACAGGACTTTCATCAAAAGCCTGTTGAAATCTACGGTTTATTAAACTAGCTAATTGCTTACATTCGTCAACCGCTAGGGTAACAGTCCCGATAAGGGAGCTTGATAACGTAAATAAATCACCGTAGTTTCGATCTTGCATTAGATTTTATTGGGGCTTAGTTCTGGGAACTTTTGATTGTAATACTTTATAAATTTTTTAGAGTGCACCTCTTGATGCCCATATTTTTTTGTAAGACGAAAGAACTCACGGGCGGGCATAGTAGCTACGGGTCTACCCAGTACAGGGTGCTCTGTGCCTTTTAGTTCTTTTGCCTCTTTGACGGCTTGTTTGACTCGCTGTGCCTCAGTCGCTTTTTCTCTTTTGAAGCCAGTACGAATCTCTTGCATAAATGCACGGTCTATCTCGCCATCGGAATACCGTTTAATTTTTGGAATAATTATATCCATATTAAAAAGGTGGGGGGCTTGCGCCCCCCGACCAGAATTTAATTATCCGTTGATTCGTTTGATGCTAAGAAGCAAGCGAGCTGAACCAGCAGTCGCTGCACTTATATCAACATTTCCGTGAATCTCAAGATTGCCGTCAGCGGCAGCTACGATAGCACGGTTAGTTGTTCCATCAAGGTTATCACCAGTATTTGCAGCAACGCTAAGAGCGTCAATTGCAACTGCTTCCATTAGTGAAGTAGCATCATCGGGTGCAACAGAAGAGTCGCTTCCGACAGTCAATGTAGGACTAGATAATCCAACAAATGCTGTAGTTACTTCAATGGCAGCACCGTCAATTACGTCACCTTTCTTAACAGGAAGGTTAATAAGTTGAGCAGCATTACCAGCAGCAGCAGTAAAATCACCAGCAGAAAGGGTGATTTGGTCAGTATAGCCAGATGTTCCAGCTTCATTTACAGTTAAACGTGACATATTATTATATCTCCTTTATTAGGTTGTGATTTTACCGTGAGCAGCAGGGTGGTAAACACCAAGTGTCAAGGCGCAGTCAACATATCCACGCTCACCGCCACCCATGTTTGGAAGGCGAGTAGAACCCATTGGGATCAATTCGTGAATACCAGCGTACTCTGGGTTAACAACATAACCTTGTGAGCTTACTGGAGCAGTAGTTGGCATACAATCGGGGTTAGCATTAACAACAGAAACTACACCGTGGTCAGACTGATAAAGGTCTACGGATAGTTTAATTGTTCCGCTATCACCGCTATAGTTAACAGAGCGAACGCCAGCATTGGCAGCGTTTCCATCGAAACCTGTACGAGCGAAGTCGCTAATGTCCCGGCGAAGGGCAGTATCAGCAACAAGCATAAGATCATTTGTGCTTCCAGTTTCTGTGAAAATAGAAGTGATAATGTCATTAAGCTGTGATTCGGTTAAGTTTGCAGCTGCAATGTCTTCGATGCTAGCGCTTGGAGTACGGAAAGCAGCAGGAACATCTGCTCCAGCAGCTACACCACCTGTACCAGCGGTGTCAGCAATCCATTTACCAAGACCACGAAGCGTGTATGCTTGACCAGCACCGTTTTCTGCATTGCGATCATTGTTAGAGCAAATAGTTGCTTCAATGTCACGTTTGAGTTCACGGATAGCTTTTGTTTCAGCTTGTGCAACTTTAGCAGGACCGACAGAATCAACAGCTTCCTGCATATCGGAAACCATGTAATCACGGCGGAACTTCTGAGTGTAGTTACCAAGGCGAGCACGACCAGCGAATTGGTCTGTGAATGCGGTTACGTCTGCACCTTCAGCAACACCTGCGGTGCTAGGAGCGGACAACGAATCAACTGTCCATTCTACGAAAGTAGAAGAGGCAGATTGTTTATTAAGGGATGAAAGAACCGGGGTTTCTTCAGGCGCAAGGATAGTCAAGACATCAGTCAAGTCCTCACGATTGCCTGCACCAGGTCCAGAAGCCGTAAGCGGAGTACGGGTTGGATCAAATGTATTAGCAAATGACATAATAAGTAATTATAAGTGAGTTAATATTTAGCGATTTTTCAGCTGTAGTGTTCTGAGGGTGACGAAATCGTTTTTAGCACCAGACGTTCTGAAACGCTGACTTATTTCTTTCATAACCTTTACGTTTTTGGTTGCAGTCTTCTCTGGAGTTCCTGCCGAAGATATACCAGTTTTAGGTGGATTTAACTTAGGTGACGATATGCCTTCCTTGATTGTCTTTCTGCCGTAAATACTATTGGCTGCATGAGCCATTATGTAATTTAACTGAGATGCAATCTCTGGGTCAACATTGTTCTCTATTTCAGCAAAGCGTGGATCATTGATCATTGCTTCGTACTGCTTTCGAGTATCATTATCATCTCCATCCATCCAGGATAGTTCTTTTTTGGCTTGTCGGTTAAATGACTCTTTTGCGACCTTTGCGGTTTCAATTCGTTGAATCTCTGCAAGTTGATCGGGCAAGAATCGATCTCTAGACTTTCGGGCATTCAGTAAGCTTGTGCGAACCTCTGCCTTGGTAATAGGTTTTCCCTCTACCTCGGCTACCTTATCTTCTGGAGAATAACCATCTGAGTTAAATAAAACATCTTCAGCCCATTCAATAACATTATTGACCTCCTGTGCTTTCCCTTTTAGGTCATCAATATTGTTGATTTCCGAATAAGGATTGTTAGGAGATTTCTTAATATCTTCTAATGGATTGCGATCATTAAACTTTTCCTCAAGAGCCACTAGGCGTTCTTCAGCTGCTTTACGTTTAGCGGTTAATTCACCAAAGCGTGAAACAGCACGACTGCCTAACTTCTCGGATAGCAATTTAAGTTGCTCTTCGGACATACTGTCCAAATTTAACTGTGAAAGAACATCATCCTTAGATTCCTCTGAGCTTTCTTCGGCTTCGGTTTCTTCAACCTCTGCTTCCTGCCCGGATTCCTCTTCTGCGCTTGGAGTTTCTTCTTCGGACTGAGTTTCTTCAATCTGAGAAAGACTTCCCATACGTTTCTGAATAAATTCAGAAGGTGACATATTTGACTTTTCCGCTGTTGTTTCGGATTCAGCGTTTTCCGTTACGATTTCATCTGACATAATTTCCACTCCTTTACGCTTGAGCGATAGCGATATTTATATAATAACACTAGTGTAAACTAGCATTTAAAAAATCCTTGTGAACTAACTTGAGTTTCTCAAAATCAGCCATCTGTAAAATTTGATCATAGCTAATTATCCTTCCAGACAACTGCTGTAGTTTGTCGGTAGGGGAATCATGCATTTCTTCTATGCACTCTTCACGAAAGTCGTGGATTACTTTTATGAATCCAGCAAAACTTTCATGGTTAGATAGGGCTTTTACGTTATCTTGTAAATTACTAGACATATATTAAGTTTGTTCTGGTTGTATACTTCCCATTTGGGCTGGAGCAGTACCCAGACGACCGATTTCGGCATTCTGCATCTGCTGCATTTGGAATGTATACTGCCCAGAATACTTTTCAAGTCTAGCAGCAAAGGATTGATCCGTTTGTAATCTCTGTGCAATATCGGGTTGCTGTACATATTGCTGAATAACCTGCAATGCAATCTGCGCTCCATTAGGTCGAGCGTTCACCTCGATGCCAGAGTAAATCTTAGACAGGTCATCAGTTACATTACCTACGACTTGTTGCTGTGCAACTTCTGTAGGCTGTAAGATGCTGTCTGCGAGAACTGGATCAATAGCTCCAGCCATAGTATCCAAAAGTCGATCAATATTAATGCGACCCGAACGATCCATCTGCGTAAGCGAGACGATTTGCTGGAGTTTCTTTTCTTGAGATTCTGTATCCGAATTGAGGACATCGTAATTTATTACTATATCGTAGTTCTCGGTAGGGTCTCCCTTGTCGAAAACTTGCGGATCGGGGACACCAGTCACTCGAAAGAAAATAGAATCTGGTCCGAATCGCTGAAAACAACGATAGCACATCTGTAAAACCTCTGCTGAGTGCTGAAGGAACTTATCAACCAGGAACTGCTTGCGAACTTGGCTAATTTGAGAACCTTCATCTAGACCGCAAAGTCTATCAGCTTGAGCCTCCATTGTCTTTTCCATCTCTATCGAGCCATTGTTATAGCTAGGAGCAGGAGCAAAATCCAAATCACCTTTTCTGCGGTACGGTATCATCCGCCCTGGACCCCAATCCGTAGGTGCTTGACCTACTGGATGCAGAATAGGTGGCAAGGTAGCGATACTATTTCTGTCGATGCGTGAATCACGCTCTACCTTGACTTGGTTTTGGATACCACGAAGAACCGAGGGGATCGTGGGTGTATCGTATAGACGTTTGCTATCCTCAGATAGCTTTGTCACTACAACAGGATAATCTTCGTATCCGTTGAGTAATTCAAACTTGGCGTAGCCGGGTGCTATTTCGTTTCCATTAAATCCTTTATGGAAAACGGTGCAATAAATACCCTCTGAACCATCTTCTTT